GATGTTGATCAGAAGAAATGGATCATGAAACTAATTGATGCAGGGCTATTTAAGCCGAGGCATGGACAAGGGTTCCACTGGCTAGGCCAAGGATACCGCAACCAGGACCTGTGGTTCTGGGACAAGGACAAGGGTGTTATCCCGCCTTGTACAGACTATGATGATTATGGTGGAGTGCCAGATCACTTTCTAGTTGGAAATGGTGTTGGTCAGTTTGCACCGAACCATTGGGAGAATATAGTAGATCACAATTCATATGTGTTTCTAGCTCCCGAGCTCCTAAAGGAGATTCAGAATACAGCAAAGTCAGTTGTCACGACTCACAAATACCGTGAGAATCCGTATAAAGTTTGGCATACAAGTGTTATGATCAAGGGTCATGTGTATGCAGTTCAAATTGAAATGGACGATATCAATGATATTGATAATGTCTTCATCTTTAATGAGGGCAAGCTATACAAGGATGACTAGAAAACGGATTCTAAATTATGATTTCCTTTTTTGTTCAAAAGATGCCCCTCAACTATTGTTCACTTGGTATGAGTGAAGAGGAGAATAAGATGTTCCAGGATGCAGAGCAAACAATTGACAATCTACAGCTTTGGGAGTGGTTGAGTCACAATGATGCACTGGGGCCAAATGATTATAGTCTGTTGTCAGATTCACGTCTTGACCTAATTGGTCATAATATGAAGTACACACATACGGCCAAATCATTTGATCGAACGATGCACGAGATGCACCATCTAGCCAGACTGGGAATTGATGCATATTGTTCATCATATACGGTATCATTTCCAGTTCCATCAGCTCCTAAAGAAGTAATTCAGAGAACACCAGAAATGGATGCTAAGGTAAGGGATGAGATGTTGACTCGTGCCCCATTTAAGTCGGCACCTAAATGGTCTCGTGACTATGTGACTGCATATCCGGATGTCGTGCGTAACCTATTTAAGTAGTAAAACGGATTTAAAAATATAATTTCTTTTTAACTTCAAAATGGCAACTCAAATGGCACATAAACTCGTTAACGAGATGTACGACTACTGTATAAGCCTTAAGAATAGAGAGTTTGAGAATGGAAATCGTATTGTATATGAAGATGAATATGATCAGCTAAAAAAGATGCACATCGCTGCATCTGAAGCAGTGAGTCAAATCAAAGGCGGTTATAGTAAAGCTCTAAAGGATGAATTGGATAGTCTGTTCGATGATCTCGATGATACTGAGTACTTTCTGAATGAACTTAATAATTCTCGTAAAACGGATTGAATACTAATTTATTTTTTAACTTTCAACAAAATGACTCCCACTAGCGACACAGCACGTAAGATGATGGCAGACATTCTGGAAAACATTACGGATCGCGATGTCCAAATTGTTGACGATATTCTTAGGGAGTTTAAGTCACTGTACATCGAAAGCCGTGATTCCGGAAATGAATATACAAAGCTAATTGATGAGCAACGGGGATTTCTAATCGACGAACTATCTTCTAGACAAATGTTGTATTTGAAGAGTTTGGGATTTGTAATTCGCCAAATTCATACCGGATATGCTACTACCAAGTATACTCTTAATTTTCCGTAAAACGGAATTATATAAGTTTTTTATTTGGTTATTCAAAAATGGAGAAGTTCTACGTAATGTATTGCGAGATAAATGATGAGAATCCAACGCTGGAAAACAATCATCATTATGGTCCATATAAAACATACGAATTGGCTCTTGAAAACACGATTGATTGGATTCAGTATAAAGGTATGCTAGTGAATCATGGATGGTATATCTATTCACTCAAAGATGGAAAACTAACTAAAATTATCAAAGACAACTAATGCAAATCCGAATCTGTTGTATGCCATGTTTTACCATGGGTTACAAACGAATGTACGCGAGCCATTCCCCATGCTTGTTCTGACGCACCTGGACGATGACCAGTTCTCCAAGCCGCCATTCCACGGTTATAAACAGTTTTTAGTGTAGAAAGAGGAACACCACTCGCCTTAGCAATTTCAGGCAAGCTTTTTGCTTCAGGGTGCATTTTATGCCATTTTTGAGTATACGATGACTTACGTGTTTTTACTCCTCTGTCGGTTTTAAACGGACGATATGCTTTTGCAGTTTTCCAAGATAGCTTTGATCTCTTTGTTATCTCGGAATGACGTAATGTTTTATTCTTGTTAGAAAGCCCTTTGTAGTATTTCGGAGGCCACAACATTATCTTAAAGAATATAAAAATGAATAAGAAAACTCAGAGAAAGTTCAAAAAGCCGCGTTTGATGTCCAAAGCATATTGCAAAAAGACACCGTGTAAAAAGATGGGATTTACCCAAAAAGCAAGCTGCAGACCTTATAAGAACTGTTATAAGAAGTAAAAACGGAAAGAGATTTGTTCTGTTTTTTAATGAGCAAATAAGATGGCCTCCCTTCGCACTGAAACCGAGACGATCAATGAGCAACTGGATATTCTTCATGCAAAGAATGCCGAACTTGCGAATCATCGAAAGTATGATGAAATGGGACCAATTCTGGCTCAGATCAAACAGCTTGAAACGTATAAGCTTAGTGTGAATAAAGTATCCGAACTTATGGTTATGATCTCACGACTTAAGCCAATGAACGAGGGGCACCAGAACATGTATGACCTACACGTTAAGAGAACAATCGTTGCAATTAGCGAAGTGCTTCTAGAGTTGAGCCAAAAAATTGATACATTGTCCCACTATCAAAACTTGAAAAATGGAGTTTAAAATGTAAAAACGGAAACTTTAACAGAATAAACTATTTTTGTTTAAAGAATGCCACTGAACAAATCAGAACGCGAGTTTCTGCAAAAACAATTTGCGGAGCTTAAATCTAGGCTTTCTGCGTTAGAAGATTTTATTAACAAGCAGTCCGTTCAAGACGTCGAATCAATTGACAGTGATCTTTATGAAAAGCTACGATCTAAACGTGCCGACTTTACAAACGGAAATCCACAGATACCTTTATATGCTATCTGTACAAATAAATGTCTCGAAGATATGTGTAAGTTTAAACCACTAACAATTGAAGAGATGAAAAAGATTAATGGAATTGGTGATTTTAAAGCAATAACATATGGACAAGGATTTATTAATGTAATAAAAGAACATGTTATTGGGTTATAAAATAATATAAAACGGAAACTTAAAGACTGTAATCTTTTTTAACTAAAAGATGCATTCAAATAATCCCACTATAACCGCTATTACAGATTTCTTTGCATTTGTTATTGCTACAGTTGTCAAAGATATATCACGTCAGAGATCAGGGGCGTGTTATCGATGTGGGCGGATGGGTCATTGGATAGCAAACTGTTATGCTCGTACGCATATTAATGGTTATAATCTTTAAAAACGGAAACTTTAATGCTCTATTTTTAGTTTGCAAAAAATGTACTATTACGTTGTCATCGAGAATGGTGATCCATATCCTATTCTGTTTACATCCTTTGAACAAGCAGTCATGACTGTAAAAATTCGTCATCGAGAAGAAATCGAGGTACTATTCCAAGATTGTTGTGAAGTAGATGTCCCTGAAGATAAACTAAGCGGTAAAACTGTTCTATACGTAGAGAAAGGAACTCATATTCACATTCATCGATTTAAGGTATAAAAACGGAAAGAGATTTGATCTATTTTTTAATGAGCAAATAAGATGGCGTCTATTGATACCGAACTCGCCAGCCTTCACGCCCGCATCGCCCAGCTTGAGGAAGCCAAGAAGGTTCCTCCTCCGCCAATCATCACTGCACAAGAACTGCTCGTCAAGGCGAAGGAGAATGTCAAGACCAACCTGTCGAGAAAGAACGAAAGTCCCATCGCGACTGCATGTAGGTTCTCATACAGATCTCAGACTGAAATGCTTGAGTCTATTGTGGAGAGTCTGAATCGTATTCACGCACGTCTTGATGCACTTGAGAACAAGTAAAAACGGAAACTTTAACAGAGTAAACTTTTTTAACTAAAAGATGGAGAAGCTTTATGTACTAAAACTTGAGAATGATAAGTATTATGTGGGTAAGACATGTGATCTCGAATCACGAATTACTGCGCATAAGAAGGGTAATGGAGCTGCTTGGACAAAACAGCATCGTGTAGTCAAAATACTTGAAACACGCGATGTTGTATCGGAACATGACGAAGCAAATTTAACAAAAGAGTTTATGAAAAAACATGGCGTTGATAATGTCCGTGGAGGACCATACTGTCAAGTCAACTTGACTGAAACAACACGTGATTTTCTACAGAGAGAAATTCGAGGAAACTCGGATGCATGTTATAAGTGTGGAAAAGTAGGACATTTTATTCGTGAATGTCCGGGTGAAGAGGAAGAAGAATCTGAAGAAGAGGAAGAAATCTGGTCATGTAGTCACTGCAATAAAGAATTTAAAAGAATGATTCTTGCAATTTCACACGAACGTCGTTGTACTTCAAAACCCAATACATGTTATCGCTGTGGAAGAGCAAGTCATTATGCAAATGATTGCTATGCTTCGACTCATACAAAAGGCTATGAACTCTGACATGAAACGTCAGACGAATCTGAAGATGATGAGTCTGACGAAAATAAAGACGAAGACGAATCTGATGAAGAATATAACTGTGAAGACAACGTGTACGATGATACCGAAAGTGAAGAAGAAGATGAATCTGATGAAGAATATAACTGTGAAGACAACGTGTACGATGATACCGAAAGTGAAGAAGAAGATGATTAATTTATTTCTAGTGATCTAGACTAATATCTGAAATACATGTATCTAGTTCGATAGTGCCACATTTTTAATCCGGTTAATGAATTTTTACTGTACATATTCAACTTTGGAATAATTGCTCCGGCTAGCATAGGTTTGGTAAGAACAAATTTCCGGACGTATCGATTAAGTTTAGCATCGAGTAACAAGACATTTTTTCTTTTTGCATTCAGTTGCCATTCATGTGCATGTAAATCGATAAACTCGCGAACTGCTTGTTTCATAGCCTTTCTACCCTGAGTAAGTTCAGAAGCTGCAGCAGTAAGTTCTTTCTTGAGCTGTCGAAATCCTTTGTCCTTTTTTACTTCAGCATACGCTTGTTGAATAAGACCGGCTTCTTCGATTGGACTACGATGCTTATTGCAAAGAATACATTCAAAGTTGGTTTCTTTCATGTACTTCAGAACACACTTGGTATGATATGCGTGTTTACAATCCAAACGAACACATGTAGGTGTTGATTCATTTGGATCATCGTATTCTTCCATATCCATGTCATTAAAACAGACAGAGCACGCCGACATTTGAATTATTTATTTTTTTGGGTTTAAATAGGTTGATTTACTATTTGATTCACAATAGGGTGATCTCGTAGCTCAAAAAGTTTAGGCCATGCAAGATAAAGTCTGAATTGACGTTCTCCTTTGAAAAGAGGAATTGATGGATAACACGCCATAATATCAGTAAAAGCATCCGCAATTGGATGTTGTTGCTGTTGGCGCAATTGCATAATTAAATTACTCAAAATAGTTCTACGTTGTTCATTCGGCATTTCACCAATTCGCTTGTAAAAATTCTCCATTTATTTACATTCGTTACGAATATCCGTAAGCCATTCGCTACATACTTCGGGCCACGTTTTGAACTTGTGATTTTTAATTATCTCACGTCTTTCATCGAGTGTGTCGATAGTTCGTTGCATAGCATCTGCAATCATTTTATGATCAAATGTTGAAAACTTAAATCCAATGGCAGAAGTTACAGGAAAATAAGAGTATCCTGTAGCAGGGACGATCTCAGCAACTTCAGGAGTTAAAAATGTTGAATATGCTCCAACATCAGTTACAACTTGAGGAGCTCCGAGATAAAGATGTTCTAGCTGACATAGACCAAACCCTTCACCATCGCTTGTATTAATTCCAATATCAGCAATGTTGTAGATTTCATTGATTTTTTCATCACTGAGTGGAGCTGCACCTGTATCTGTAATAATAAGACGCTTACCAATAGATTCTACCGATATATTATGCGC